AAATGGATGCAACAAGGCGTCATCAACTGGAACAAAGGTTCCCTAGAATTAGAAAACGGAAGTAAGATCGTAGCGGCGAGTACATCTTCTAGTGCTGTTCGGGGAAGTACCTTTAACATAATATTTCTAGATGAGTTCGCCTATGTGCCCAACAACATTGCCGAAGAATTTTTTAGCTCAGTATATCCCACGATATCATCTGGACAATCATCTAAGGTTATGATAGTATCAACACCACACGGAATGAATATGTTTTATAAGATGTGGATGGATGCAAACAATAAGAGAAACGATTACAAACCGATCGAGGTACATTGGTCAGAGGTGCCAGGTCGTGATGAAAAGTGGAAAGAACAGACAATAAGAAACACAAGTCTCGAGCAGTTTCAAACAGAATTTGAGTGTGAGTTTCTAGGTAGTATCGATACACTTATCAATGCGAGTAAATTAAAATCTATGGCTGTCGTAGACCCTAAGAGAAGCCCAGGTGGCTTTGACATCTATGAAATGCCTAAGAAAAATCACATATACACGATGGCGGTTGACGTTGCAAGGGGTATCAACAATGATTACTCTGCTGTGATAGTATTTGATGTCACTAAAGCGCCATACAGAATTGTTGCGAAGTACAGAAACAATGATATAAAACCGATTGTCTTTCCTAACATACTAAAGAAACTAGGAGATAACTACAACAAAGCATTTTGTCTGATAGAGATAAATGATCTAGGTCAACAGGTTGCAGACGCAATGCAATTTGAGCTAGAGTATGACAACATGATGATGGTCACTCAGAGAGGTCGAGCAGGTCAGGTACTAGGCGGAGGTTTTAGTGGTCGTGGTAATCAGTTAGGTTTGAGAATGACAAAGGGCACAAAAAAAATCGGAACTTCAAACTTAAAGAGTCTGATAGAATCTGATAAACTAATCATAAATGATTTTGATATAATTGCAGAACTATCTACTTTTATTGCTCGTGGAAAATCTTTTGAGGCTGAACAAGGGGCTCATGATGACTTAGTGATGTGTCTAGTTATCTTTTCTTGGATGGCCAATCAGAGATACTTCAAAGAATTGACAGACGTAGATGTTAGGGGTCAAATGTTTACGGAACAACAGAATGCTATAGAGGCAGATATGGCGCCTTTTGGGTTTATTGACGATGGATTAAACGATCCAGAGGGCAATAATAACTCATTTTTTGATGACGCAGGTGTATTATGGCAACCTGTGACTTACCGAAAGGGAGAGTAGTAAAGAAACGAATTATAATAAATATCTACAAAGGGTTATAACTAATACAAATTACTTAATATATTAAGGAGAACTAAACATGGCTTTTCAAGTATCACCAGGTGTTAATGTGACTGAAAAGGATCTAACGAATATCATACCAGCTGTATCTACTACTTCTGGTGGTATCGTCATGACAGCAGAAAAAGGACCCATTGATGAGATTACTACGATTTCATCTGAACAAGAATTAGTTGACATTTTCGGGAAACCAAATGCAAATAACTTTGAGGAATTCTTTTGCGCTGCAAACTTTTTAGGTTACGGAAACAATCTGAAGATAGTAAGACCAATCACAGGATTAGTAAATGCTGTGTCAACTGGTACTGCTGTCTTAATTAAAAATACTGCCGACTATCTAGACACCTATATGACAGACTCAGGTGCTGGATCGGTCACGAATATCGGACCATGGGCTGCAAGAGAAGCGGGAACATTAGGAAATAGTTTAAAAGTTTCTTTATGTCCTAACTCTACTGCTTTCGGTCCTCACTCACAGAGTGGAACTTTAACAAATGATGCTACTGCTGCTATCGGAGATACAACAATCACTATGGATGATGGATCTCTATTTCAAGTGGGTGACATACTAGAGTTTGGAGACGCAACATCTGTGCCTTCAGCTGATGGTGCACCTTCTGGATTCTTTTATAAAGTAACAGGAATATCAACACATGTTTTAACAATCGCAAGATTCAACCCTGCAACTGGTCAAACAGAAACAGGTGGATTAAGACACGCTCTTGTTGACAACTGTAAAGTGTTAAGACATTGGGAGTATTACTTTAACTTTTCAACTCCACCATCAACAACAGATGATGTATCTGCTGCTGGTGGTTCACTAGACGAAATGCATATCGCAGTAATAGATGAAGATGGTTCAATTACAGGAACTGCAGGAACAATCCTAGAAACTTTCGAAGGTGTTTCACAGGCTCATGACGCTAAAGACGCTTCTGGTAATTCAAACTATTATCCAGATGTAATTTACAGAGAAAGTAAATATATCTACTGGATAGATCATATTGCTACTTTATCAGACGGTCTTGGTAAAACTGGACAAACTTTTGATAATACAGTTGGTGACGCTTTCGTAGTATCTTCTACTTCACTTTCTGGTGGAACAGATGATTACGTTGCAACAAATGCTGAGATCGCTACTGCATATGAGAAATTTAACGACAAAGAAAATGTTGATTTAAGTTTACTATTATGTGGACCTTCTCAAACAGGTGCTGACGCAACTGGAGACACAAAAGCAACTGCCGTTATGGATATTGCAAACGACAGAAAAGATTGTGTTGCCTTTATATCACCTGCAAGAGCAGATGTGGTTGGTGTTGCAAACGCAATTACACAAACACAAAACGTGGTAGCATTTGCTGATGGTTTACCATCGACTAGTTATGCTGTTATCGATAGTGGTTACAAATATATGTACGACAGATACAATGACGTTTACAGATTTGTGCCATTAAATGGTGACATTGCTGGTCTATGTGCTAGAACAGATACTATCGCTGATCCTTTCTTCTCACCTGCTGGATACAACAGAGGTCAGATTAGAGGTGCAGTTAAACTTGCTTTCAATCCAAATCAAGCACAAAGAGATGAATTGTACAAGTCAAGAATTAATCCTGTAGTAGCATTTCCTGGTCAAGGAACTGTTCTATTTGGCGACAAAACTGCTCAATCTAAACCTAGTGCTTTTGACAGAATAAATGTTAGAAGACTGTTTATTACTTTAGAGAAGGCTATCTCTACTGCAGCTAAATTTCAACTCTTTGAATTTAATGATGAGTTCACAAGAGCACAATTTAGAAACTTAGTAGAACCTTTCCTAAGAGATATACAAGGTAGAAGAGGTCTTACTGACTTTTCAGTAGTATGTGATGACACTAATAATACAGGCGATGTTATAGATAGAAACGAATTTAGAGCTGATATCTTTATCAAACCTGCTCGTTCTATCAACTTTATTCAACTTAACTTTGTGGCTACAAGAACAGGCGTTGCCTTTTCTGAAGTCGCTGGATCTTAATAGGGAGGAAAATTAAATGCCAAATATTAATGAATTTAAATCTCGTTTAAGAGGCGGCGGAGCTCGTGCTAATCAGTTCAAGGTAACTTTACCTTTTCCTGGTTATGCTTCTGTTGGTGGTGAAACATCTGACCTTGCTTTTTTATGTAAGGCAACTGCTGTACCTGGACAAACAGTAGGTAATATACCTATTGATTTTAGAGGCAGAAAACTGCAAATAGCTGGGGATAGAACATTTGAACCTTGGTCAATTACAGTTTTAAACGATACTGACTTTAAATTGTACAGAGGTTTTGAAAGATGGATGAACGGTATAAACAATATGACTGACAACGAAGGTATCGCAAATCCTGCTGATTACCAAGTTGATGGTTTCATTGACCATTTAGATAGAAATGGTAATACTTTAAAATCATACACATACAGAGGATTGTTCCCAGTTGCTCTAGATAGTATACCATTAAACTATGGTACTAATGACGCTATCGAGGAGTTCGGGGTTACATTCCAGTTCCAATACTTTGAAACAGATACGACTACTTAAAAATAATAAGTTAATTCAAAAAGGATTATAATATGGTACAACTACTTGGGTTTGAAATAACGAGAAAAAATGACAATCTGGAGAAGCCAGCAGAAGCCAAACAGGCTTTTACTATACCTTCTCCAGATGATGGTGTTACCACTATATCTGCTGGCGGTTACTTTGGCCAATACTTGGATATGGAGGTTACGGCAAAGAATGACGCCGACCTTATAAGAAGATATAGAGAAGTCGCTCAACATCCTGAATGTGATATGGCGATTGAAGATATTATTAATGAGGTTATTGTCTCTAACGAGAGAGATGTTGCCGTTTCAGTATCTTTAGATAAACTTGCTGTTTCAGACAAAATTAAAGACAAAATTAGAAATGAGTTTGACGAAATATTACGTTTGTTAAACTTTGAAGAAAAAGGACATGATATATTTAAAAGATGGTATGTTGATGGCCGTATCTATTTTCATAAAGTAATAGATCCGACTAGTCCTAGAAAAGGTCTTACAGAATTAAGATATATTGATCCACGAAAGATTAAGAAAGTTCGTGAGATTAAAAAGAAAAGAGATGTCAAAAGTAAGGGCATTGAGGTTGTAGAGCAGACAGCGGAGTGGTTTGTGTACAACGAAAAAGGAATGCAACCAGGTAATTCAAATGCTGGTTTAAAGATTGCATCCGACTCAATAACTTTTGTGACATCTGGCGTTATTGACCAAACAAGAAATATGGTCATGGGTCATTTGCATAAAGCAATTAAACCCGTCAATCAATTAAGAATGATTGAAGACGCTGTTGTTATTTACAGAATAGTAAGAGCACCTGAGAGAAGAATATTTTACGTTGACGTAGGTAACTTACCTAAAGTAAAAGCAGAATCATATTTAAGAGATGTGATGGCAAGATACAGAAACAAACTTGTCTATGACGCTTCTACTGGTGAAATTAGAGATGACAGAAAACATATGTCAATGCTCGAAGACTTTTGGTTGCCTCGTAGAGATGGTGCAAAAGGCACAGAGGTATCTACATTACCAGGCGGACAAAATCTTGGCGAGATATCAGATGTCAATTACTTTCAAAAGAAACTATACAAGTCATTGAATGTGCCAATTTCAAGACTAGAATCAGAATCTGGTTTTAATCTTGGTAAGGCTGCTGAGATAACAAGAGACGAATTGAAATTTACTAAATTCGTACAGAGACTAAGAAAAAGATTTACACAAGTCTTTGCTGACCTACTTAAAACACAATTGGTTTTAAAAGGTATCATAACTATTGAAGATTGGGCAAAGATAGGATCACATATTCAATATGACTACTTAAAAGATGGATACTTTGCAGAGTTAAAAGAGGCAGAAATACTAAGAGAAAGATTAAGTCTCGCACAAGAAGTTAGTCAATATGTAGGTAAATATTACTCTATTGAATATGTAAGAAAAAAAGTATTAAGACAAAGTGATGAAGATATAATTGAAATTGATAATCAGATCGCTAATGAAATAAAACAAGGTATTATTGCAGCTCCTGAAGGACAAGATATGGATACAGAGGCTCAAGATACTGATATAAATATAGGAGATGAATAATTATGGCAAATGAAAATGTAAAAAGTATGATTGACTCACTAGTAGATGGTGACAATGTGGCAGCTCAAGACTCATTTAAAAATGCATTGTCTGATAAGATCGGACAAGCACTTGATGACAAGAGACAATCGGTTGCTACTGACTGGTTAAATGCAGGCGATGAAATGCAAGCAACAAAAGACGCTGCTGTTTTAACTGCTGATACTGCTCCTGCTGAAGTAGAAACACCTGCACCTGTTGAAGTAGATCAAGGCGAGGAACAAACAGATGATGTTTCAGCAGTTCAAGACTAAACTCGCTGAACAAAAAGTTGACAGTCCTAAAGAGACTGCCGAGTTTAAAAAATTATCACCATCTGAAAAGATGGCAGTAAAAGATATCTATACTATGATAGGTAAAACTAAAGGTGATATTATTAGTAAGATTGACGATATAATAAAACAGGTGGCGAAAAAAAGAAATGTTAAGGTGTCAAGTATAGAAGACTATATTGACAATGAAATATTAAGTTAAAGGAATAAAAAATGGCAATTGCAACAAGAACATTAAGAGACACGGTAGTAGAAGCTTCTGGTGGTGCCTCTGGTGGTAAGGTTACTGTTCTAGTAAACATGGACGATAACACTACTGCTAACTCAAACATATTAGACGCAAGTGGTTTATCAGGTCATGCTAATGGTGCAAAACTAGACATCACTAGAATATGGTGGCAGTTAGTACAAGGCACAGCTGATGACAATACAGGTCATGTACAGATACAATTTAAAGGTGCTTCAGCTGACACAACAGCGATTCAACTTGCTGGTACAGGTCACTATGATGGCACTGCTGGTAAGATTACAAATAACGCAACCAACACAACAGCAACTTCAGGCGATCTAGAGTTAAGTGCTTTTGGTACTTCTGGTAGTGTTATTATAGAATTAAGAAAAGACGAAAACTTTACAGCGTAATTTGTTATGGCGATAATTAATACCAAGGTGGTGGATACCACGAACAATTATATTGTTCAGTCAAAAGGCATTGGTAGTGAAGAAGATCAGATCATGGTTGACGCTGAGAATTTGTCTAGTGGTAATAACGAAAGTAAGGTAAGTCTTATTGAGTGTTATTATCAGATAAAAGGCACAGGCACTTTAAAGATAAGTGCTGAGTCTGAAGAAAACGATTTGACTTTTACTGGTCGTGGTAAATATGGATTGAGACCTGACCAGTTAAAGTTTGGTGACGATAAACAAATATTATTAACAACTGACTCAAACGTCACGAGTTATTTGTTAATAACTGAATTTAGGAGAAATAACTAATGGCTGATGTGGTTACAAGTCAAACGATAGTGGACACTGCTGGTACAAAAACAGTAATGAAATTCACTAACATATCTGACGGATCAGGTGAAACACTGGTGACAAAGATGGACGCTAGTGAATTAAACTTTATGACAGAGGACGCAAATAGGGTTCTCGCAAAAATATATTGGTCGGTAAATACTACGAATGGTAAATCAGGAGTAGAATTATTATTTGCTGGTAGTGGTGATAACGCTGCAAACGCAACGATAGGATTTTTTTCTGGTCGTGGTTTTCATGATTATCATACGGCAGGAAATAGTATACCTAACAATGCAACACTAACGGCAAACACATCGCCTGCAGGTGATATATTACTTTCAACAAAAGGCTTTGTTGCAGGTGATAACTACACAATAATTTTAGAAATAAGATAAGAAAAGGTGGAGAGATGAAACTAATAACAGAAACAATAGAGAATATCGAAGTCTTAACCGAAGAAAGAAACGGGAAGAAAGACTATAAGATAAAAGGTATCTTTATGCAAGCGGATATTAAGAACCGTAATGGTAGAATCTATCCAGTAGGTACACTTGCAAAAGAAGTTAAAAGATATAACGAACAATTTATAAACAAGAAAAGAGCTTTCGGTGAACTAGGACATCCAGATGGACCAACAGTAAACCTAGAAAGAGTTTCACACATGATTACTAGTCTAAAATCAGAGGGTAAAAACTTTGTTGGTGAGGCTAAGATAATGGATACGCCATACGGTAAGATCGTCAAGAATTTAATTGACGAGGGTGCTCAACTCGGTGTGTCTTCAAGAGGTATGGGTTCTCTACAATCAGGATCGCAAGGTAATGTTGTAGGAAAAGACTTCTATCTCGCAACTGCAGCTGATATAGTTGCAGATCCGTCTGCTCCAGACGCTTTCGTAGAAGGTATTATGGAAGGTAAAGAGTGGGTATGGGACAACGGCATACTAAAAAGTATGGAAGTTGAGAAATATAAAGAGGAAATAGAGAAGACAAAACGTGCCGAATTGGCAGAGAAGAAAGCTTCGATATTTAAAGACTTCCTGAAGAAAATCTAACAGACGCAAAAACTATACGCTGCGTAGGTTTTGAGATAACAGGATGTATAAATAATATTAACAAATAATTAATTAATTAATTAAATTATCAAGGAGAGACCTAATGTCTGACTTAGAAAAACAAGTAGATCAAGTAGAAGAGCAAGTTAAAGACGCTGTAAATGCGAATGCTGTTGCTGCTGAGCCTACTAAACTTAAAAATGACGCAGAGGATCTAGGTGCTCCAGTTGTAAAACCAACTGATAGTAACCCAGACGCTACGAAAAAAACTAAGAAAGTATCAGATCAGGTTAACAAAGACGCTAACGATGGTTCTTTACCAAACGACCAAAAACCTTCTATGAAAAAAGAAGAATCTGAAGAAGTTTCTGAGATGGCAGGAAAAATGAAAATGAATGCTATGAAGAAAATGGAAGCAGATGACGCCGACTCGAAAGAAGACAAAAAAGAAATGATGATGAAAGACAAAATGAAAAAAGACGAGATGGCAAAAATGAAAAAAGAATCAGCGGAAGAAGTAGAAATTGACCTATCCGATGATGTTAAAGCATTAGTTTCATCTGACGCTGATTTATCTGAAGAATTTAAAGATAAAGCAGCTACTATATTTGAAACTGCTGTTAAAACAAGAATTAAGGAACAAACAAAAATCCTTGAGGCACAGTACGAAGAAAAACTTACATCTGAAAAAGAAACAATCAAAGAAGCGATGACTGAAAAAGTTGACAGTTATTTAAACTATGTTGTGGAAGAATGGATGAAAGAAAATGAATTAGCGGTTGAAAGAGGAATTAGAACTGAGATCGCTGAGGACTTTATTACTGGTCTTAAAGACTTATTCAAAGAACACTACATTGATGTTCCTGAAGAAAAATATAATGTGCTTGATGACTTAACAAATCAGAACAAAAAACTTGAAGACAAACTTAACGAACAAATCGAAAAGAATGTTGAGTTAAGTAAAAAAGTTTCTGACGCTGACAGAGCTACAATCGTTGCAGAAATTTCAGACGATTTAGCAGACACAGAGACAGAAAAATTCGAGAAGATGGCTGAGAATGTTGAGTACGAAAGTGCTGACAAGTTTAGAGAGAAGTTAGAAACTATTAAAGAATCTTACTTCCCTAAATCAAAAATTGAAGAAACTGCTTCGAAAGATGAAGTTGATTCAGTTGCGGCTAACGCTCCCACTTTAGAGAGCAATACCGATGCTATGGCTGCATATACAGCCGCTATAACTAAAAACATTAAATCTGCTAAGATTTAATTAAATTAAATAGGAAACGGAGAGATAAAAATGTATCTTACTGAAAACTTACAAGAAAAATGGCAGCCAGTATTGGAGCATCCTGATTTACCAAAAATCGGTGACGCATACAAAAGAGCTGTGACAACTGTAATTCTTGAAAACCAAGAAAAAGCAGTTAGAGAAGACAGATCGTTTATGTCAGAAGCTGCACCAGCTAACGCAACTGGTTCATCTGTTGACAATTGGGATCCTGTTTTAATATCATTAGTTAGAAGAGCAATGCCTAACTTCATCGCATACGATATTTGCGGTGTTCAACCTATGACTGGTCCAACTGGTTTGATTTTCGCTATGAAATCAAGATTTGGTTCACAAGCAGGTGCTGAGGCATTATTCAACGAAGCTGATTCAGACTTTTCTGCTAGAGACGCTGCTGGTGACACTGGTTCTCCAGACGCTCAATCAGGAACTAACCCTGCAACTCTAAACGATTCACCATCTGCTGGAACTTACACAACTGGTTCTGGTATGACTACTGCACAAGCAGAGACATTAGGTGATGGTTCAGATGAGTTCGCAGAAATGGCTTTCAGCATTGACAAGGTAACTGTCACTGCTAAGTCAAGAGCTCTTAAAGCAGAATACACTATGGAACTTGCTCAAGATTTAAAAGCAATCCACGGTTTAGATGCTGAGACTGAATTAGCAAATATCTTATCAAGTGAGATCCTTGCTGAGATCAACAGAGAAGTAGTTAGAACAATTTACTCACACGCTAAAGCGGGTGCACAAGTAAATACTACAACTGCTGGTATCTTTGACTTAGACACAGACTCAAATGGTAGATGGTCAGTTGAGAAATTCAAAGGACTATTATTCCAACTTGAAAGAGACGCTAATGCTATTGGTCAATTAACGAGAAGAGGAAAGGGTAATATAATTATCTGTTCAGCTGATGTTGCTTCTGCACTTCAAATGTCAGGTGTATTAGATTACGCTCCTTCACTTGCAACAAACTTAAACGTAGATGACACTGGTAATACTTTCGCTGGTGTACTAAACGGTAAATTCAAAGTATATGTTGATCCATATGCAGCGAACATATCTGCTAGTCAATACTACGTTGCTGGTTACAAAGGAACTTCACCTTACGACTCTGGTCTGTTCTATTGCCCATACGTTCCACTACAAATGGTGAGAGCAGTTGGTCAAAACAGTTTCCAACCAAAAATTGGATTCAAGACTAGATACGGAATGGTACAAAATCCTTTCGCAACTTCAGACGGAGACGGTGCTTTAGATAACTCAGGTGCTGTTGCTGCTGGAAAAGCTAACTTATATTACAGACGTGTTAAAATTACTAACATCATGTAATATCTGTTAAATCAGAATACGAAAAAGGGGGGATTTATTCCCCCTTTTTTTTAGCCTAAAATTCATTATAAATAGTAATATGACAGAATTAAATGTAAACACTAGACAGCCCTCTAAACTAGATTATGCAAGTCCAATACAGTTTAGATTTAAAATGGCAAAACTACCTAAGGTAGAGTTTTTTGTACAGACGGCAAACATACCTGGCATAAGTCTAGGCACAGCGACTGTACCCACACCATTATATGATTATCCCATACCTGGTGATAATATAAATTATCAGACACTAGATATATCTTTTCTAGTGGATGAGAATCTAAACAACTATAAAGAGTTGCATGATTGGATAAGTGGTCTAGGATTTCCTAAAAATCATCAACAGTTTGCTGATCTACAAGCAACTGGTGCTGATAGATTTCCTGGCTCGACTGCAAGTTCAGTCGCAACAGGAAGTAAACAAACACCAGCACCTCTAGCAGAGGGCGGTACTTATTCAGACGCAACACTAACAGTTTTAAGTAGCAAGAATATTGCTAAGACAGAGATAAGATTTTCAAATGTATATCCTATCTCTCTAGGATCATTATCTTATGATATTAAGGCAAGTGATGTTGACTACTTGCAGGTACAAGCAAGTTTTAATTATTTAAATTATGATATAGTACAGATATCTACTACATAATAATAGGATGAAAATTGATGAAAACTTTAAGATGGATCGACAAAGCCGTATGTCTCGGCAATGGTAAATCACGCATAGGACTAGACCTCGTAAAGATGAAAGATTACGCAACCGTAATAGGTTGCAATGCTATTTACAGAGATTTTTCTCCAGATATATTAGTGGCATTGGATTCAAGGATGAGTCACGAGGTGTATAGATCAGGATATGCACATAAGGAGTTATGCTATCTAGGTTACTGGACACCTGTGCCGAATGTTGTTGCTGATATGATGTTAGCAGATAAATGGTATGGTAAAGGTAAGATAGATAATGAACCTAATGGTCGCGAGGAAGTTGTATATCATGGGGCAGATGGTGTGTTCACACTCACAAAGGGCAAAAATCTAGGTATAACTTATGTGACAGGTGTAAAACCTGGTGATAAAGTTACCGATATTGATCCCAAGGTAGATGATTTTGCTTATGCAACAGGCAGTAGATCGGTACATCTCGCTTGTGAATTAAATGCCAAAGAGGTATATCTAGTGGGTCATGATCTATATTCAGACGACAATAAGGTAAATAATATCTATGCTGGCACAAAGAGTTATGCAAAGAAAGATGACTTGGCTGCTAGACCTGATAATCCAGATGAGATGTATAACTGGATAATGCAACACAAGAATACATTTAATAAATTTAAAGACGTACAATTCTATAAGGTGAATAAAGAGGAGGAAGCAAAAACCGCTTCCACAATAAACGAATGGCAGGAATGTGATAACCTAACCTATATAACCCATAAAGAAATGAAGCAACGGCTTTACAATTAACCGAAAAGGTGATATAATAACATTATGACATTAGAAGAATTACAACAGTCCGTTAATAAAGACTTTAAATTAGATGATACTGAGTTGGATAGAGAGTCGGTAAACATACCCCTATTACATAATAAGTATCTAATACATTTTAATAAATTTAACCTATTGCGAAAAAAGGCAGATCAAGATTATAAGACTTTAATTAGAGAGAAATGGGAATACTACACAGGTAAAGCAGACCCTAGTGTATATCAAGCAAAACCTTTTGATATAAAAGTTTTAAAAGCAGATGTTCACATATACATGGACTCTGATCCTGAATTACAAAAGGCAGATCAAAAGGTTGCATATCTAGATCAAGTAATAAAATATCTTGAGCAGGTTTTACGAGGCGTAAACAATAGGACTTTCTTAATTAAAAATGCTATTGAATGGAAGAAGTTCACTAGTGGTGCAATATAATGGATCATCAAAAGGTTTTCTCAACACATATATTTGTAAAAGATAATTATCTGGCACCTCAGAGATTGCCTGCTATGCAAGAAGAAATAAAAAATTTATATAAACATACTACTAATTTTCAAACAGGACCTAACTTAGATCAGACAGAACCATTTAAGTGGTTTGCAAATGATATAGGTAAAACTGCTTTTGATATATTTGATAAATTAAATTACAACGTACAAGACATAGAAATAACTGGTATGTGGGGTAATATATTGAAACCTGGTGAGACACACCCACCACATACACACTCTAATAACTTTTTAAGTGGAGTGTTTTATTTAGAGTCAGACGCTGAAACTGGTATTATTTTTTCAGACCCAAGGCCAGCAGCAGATGTACTAGTGCCAAGAAAGAAAACAAAGACTAACGAAAATTCAAACTTACTATCCTACATTTCAAAACAAAACAGACTAATAATATTTCCTTCGTGGTTAGTTCATTGGGTCCCAATAAACAAGTCTAAAAGAGATCGTATAAGTATTTCTTTTAATATACAAATAAAAGGGCAAGTAGGTGAACAACACGAATTCCAATCCGCAAAATACTAATCTACTAATTATAGAAAAAAAGAACGAGGTCTACATCACGGTAGAATGTGAGGCTGATATTCAGAGAGAGATATCTGAGTTTTTTACTTTCTATGTACCAGGTTATAAATTCATGCCTGCATTTAGAAACAGAATGTGGGATGGAAAGATTAGATTATTCTCACAAAAAACAAAAGAGATTTATTTCGGTCTATATCCATATGTAAAAGCATTTGCTGAAGAAAGAGGATATGTGATCGTATGTGGCAAAGATGTAGATATTGATAACAAGGTAAACAAAGATACCGTAAAACATTTTTGTAATAGTCTAGGTCAAAAGTTTCAAGCGAGAGACTATCAGATAGACGCTGTATATAGTAATCTAAAATTAAA